CGTCGACGTAGGGGTACTCCAGGCCGTCGAAGTCGCCGCCGATCGGCACCTGCCGGCACCGGGGGAAGAGCCGGGCCTGCTCGCGCGCCCGGTCCATCATGGCCGTCGACCAGTCCTTGCGGACCAGAAAGCCGCCATCCGAGGGTATGCCGACCGACATGCCTGAGGCCGCAGCGGAGTAGGCTTCGAGCTTCCGCTGGAGCAGCTGGGTCCGATCCGCGCCCAACTGCGCCCGGACCGACATCGAGCTCTGGCAGGCGATCCCCTGCAGGAACTCGCCGAACCCGGAGAACTCGTCGTTGAAGGGCGTCCGGACCTGGATCGGCCCGCCGGCGGCGGCCCGCGTGACATCGGCGATCTGGCCCCGCTCGTGCTCCTCGAGCCGGATCTCGGCCTGGATGTCCGCGTTGACCGCGTCGATCTGGCCCTTGAGCTCGTCGAGCTCGGCCAGGATGGCATCGCGCCGGATCTTCTCCTCCGGCAGCAGCGGCCGCTTCTCGGATTCGACCCGATCGCTGAGGACTTGGCCCTCTTTCAGGAGAGCCTGTCGCTTGCCGTCGATCTCCGCGAGCTGGGTGGCCAGCTGCCGGTGGCGCTTTGTCATGCCCCGCCTCCTCGTGGGGTGCCGGGCATGAAAAAACGCCTGTGAGCCCGACACCACGAATGCACTGCAGTCGTGAGTGCCAGCAGCTCACAGGCGTTCGAAAGAACCCTGCGTCTCGCTGCGCCAGCCGACCCCTCACAGACGGCCGTAGGGCCCCTGCGTCTCGGGATCGGCCCACTACTACTTCACGGTTCCGGACCCTACGCCAGCCGGCCGGGGGCTGTCAAGGAAAAAGTTTTCTAGCCCGCCAGTTCGGCCAGCCGGCGCCGGAAGTTGGCGATCTCTTCGGCGGCGGCTTCGCCGCCTAGGGCCCGGGCGCCCCCCTTGTCCCACTGGGACTCGCAGACCGCCCGGCGTTGGGCGGGATCCTCGAACTCCTGGTTCATCACGCCATCGCCCATGCACCGGTCGATGAAGGTCTCCTTGTCCTCGTTCTGGTGCGGCATGGGCAGCGGGGCGCCCAGCCGCGGGAAGGGCGCCGCGGCCGCCAGAGCGACTCGCTTGCTCCCGCTGGCCAGCTGGACGATGGCATGATCGAGAGTCCCGATTCCATCCACCAGGCCCGCCTTGAGCGCGTCCTTGGCCCCGAGGATCTGTCCCTCACCCATCCCGTCCCGCACCTGATGCTCGGTGACTGCCCGGCCCCTGGCGATATCCCGCACGAACACTGCATAGTAACTGTCGACGAGCTGCTGCATCGTCGCGCGCGCACTGTCCGTGAGGGGCGCATGTTCATTGCCATCCGCCTTGAACTTGCCCGCCGTGATCAGGGTCGTCTTAATCCCTGCTTTCGCTTCGGCTTCCGAGATGTCCGTATGGACGCCGATGACGCCGATGCTCCCGACCTGGCTGCTCGGACTCGCCAGGATCTCGTCGGCCTGGCTCGCGATCCAGTAGGCCGCGCTGGCCATCAGGGTATTCGCGACCGCGACGATGGGCTTCCGGCCGCGACCGCCACGGATGACGGCCGCGAGCTCTTCGATGCCGAACACGGAGCCGCCCGGCGAATCCACGTCCAGGATCACCGCCGCGATGTCCGGATCCGCGATCGCCGCGCGGAAGGTCCGGCCGAAGGCCTCCGCCGAGGTGCCGCCGCTGATGTCGGTCATGGCGTTCATCCGGGGTGCCAGGAGACCATGCAGGGGCAGCACCGCGACGGCACCTGCAGGGGGCGCGGCCGGCCGAGCGCGCGCGCCGATCCGAGCCTGAATCTCTTCGTCGGTGAAGATCTGGCCGGACACCCGGAGTTCGAGGACCTCGATGATCGAGTCCAGCCGGGCGGGCAGAATCGCCCAGGGATGCTCCGACATAAACCTCAGGATGCGGGGATAGCGGCGTCCCATAGTTCCTCCCCCAAGGCCAGCGCGGTCAACGCCGCCGGCGCGTGATGGTCCCATTCCTCGAGCACCCGGAGGCCCCGCTCCAGCAGCGCGGCCGAGTGCGCCGCGCCGTACTCCCGCGCGCGCAGCTCCTCGAGCCCGAGATCGTCCTGGAGCAGGGCCACATGCTTGCCATAGAACTCGCAGACCCACTCGCGCCAGCCGGCCGGATTGCCCGCGTAGCGCGGCGCCCATTTCTGGATCGACGCGATCTCCCGCCGAACGGCGCGGCCCGCGGCACGCACGACGAGCGCCCGGGCACGCGCGTCGGCGTCCTCCTCGACGTGCTCTGGCATCGGCGGATGCCCATTTCGCGACGGCCGCCGGGGGGCCGGCAGGCTCGTGGCCGGATCGCCACCGCCGCCAATATTCTGGGCGCGCTGGGGCGTCGCGAACTCGCCGCCGAGCGGATTGCGATTCTCCATGATCCGCACTTCATCGACCGACAGAATCCCGCCGTCCACATACATGCGTTGCGCCGTCGCGCGCGCCGCCAAGTCTGAGCGGACCATCGCATCGAGCATGAACTCGGCAAACACCTCGTCATCATCGTCGAGGAGCTGGCGATCGATGTCCTGCTCCCAGAGCGTGAACCACGGCGCCATCGTCGTCGCCAAGAAGCCGAGCTGCTGCTGCTCAATGCCGGTCCCCCAGGAGGTGGTCCGTTCGACGTCGCCGATCATGTGCGGCGGCACGCCGAACCAGCGGGCCACGTCGGCGACGCTAAACTGGCGGCCCTCGAGATATTGGGCATCGCGCGGCGAGACGCCGATCTGGAGCCACTTGAGGCCACCCTCGAGCAAGGCGACCTTGTGGGCGTTCCACCAGCCCTCTTGGGCATTCTTCCAGGCCTCGGAGTTCGCCTCGCGCTGTTCCTTTGTGAGCTTGCCCTCGGTCGACAGCGCCCCCTTGGTCCCCGCACCTTGCGACCAGAACCGGGAGGCATAGGCTTCCTCGGCAAGCGCGCGGCCGACGCTCTCGCGCGCATACTCGATGACCGAGCAGCCCGTCACGCCATCGAGCGAGAAGCCCATCACGTGGAAGACCTCATCCTGGGTGAGGGCTTGCGCGGGGCCGCTCTGGGGCCGGTAGAGATAGCCGCGGCGCCCGTTGGCCAGGAGCTTGACGGTCATCCGATCGGGATCCAGCGGGAGCAGTTCCCGGATCCGGCGCGTCGAACTGACGATGAGGTTATAGAAATTCCCGCGGAGCAGGACATGGCGCTGGCCGAGCTGCCGCCACCGGATCGCCGTCTGGAACGGATTCGGCCGGCGCCGGAGGAGCGGATAGATCGGATGATCGGTGGCGCGATCCTTCCCGTCGTCGGCCCGGCGGCGGTAGACATGGAGGGGCAGGTAGCCGACCATGTCCGAGAGGATCCGCACGCAGGCATAGACGGCCGCGACCCGCATGGCCGCATCGGAGCTCGCGATCACGCCCGCGTTCGTGGTCGTGCCGAACCGGGGATCTTTCTGAAACCAGAAGTCGTCCCACGGTTTGTACTCGGCCCGCAGCGCCGGCGCGACGAGATTCGTGAAGAGCCCCATCAGCGCCTCCATGGCGGCAGCACGCCGCCGGCGATGAGCGCAAGCCCGGCGATGATCCAGGCCGCCGGCCCTGAGACCTGGCTGATGCCGACGACGATCGCCACCACGCCGAGGATCATCAAGACCACGTCGAGAAGCACCCAGAATCTCATCCCAGCACCGTCACGAGCGGCACCGCCGCGTCGGCGTGCCGGCTCGCCCGATCGAGGCCCATGATCATGGCCACGAGGCCGTCAATCTTCTCGCTCGACGACGCCTTGTCGGGCTTGAGGTTCCCCGCGGCGTCCTGCTTGGTGGAGAAGTTGCTGGCCATCCAGCGGAGGATCGGGTGCCCGCCGTGCTGCAGGCGGCCGCCGGCGATCAGGCCAAGCAGCTCCTTGGTCGGCGCCGCCATGCTCGCGAAGCCCTGCCCGAAGGGGACCATCGTGAAGCCGTCACCTTGCAGCTGCGTCGACAGTTGCGTGGCGCCCCAGCGGTCATAGGCGATCTCCTTGATCTCGACCTGCTCGCCGAGCTGGCCGATGTCCCGCCGGATGACGTCGTAGTCGATCACGCTGCCCGGCGTCGCCCGGAGGAGGCCCTGCTGGATCCAGACGTCATACGGGACGCGATCGCGCTTGACCCGCGCGGCCACGTTGTCCTCGGGCACCCAGAAGAACGAGACCACGAGGAAGCCCGTCTCGTCGGGGAAGACGAGCTCGAGCGCAGCGATGTCAATGCTGCTGGCCAGGTCGAGCCCGGCGAAGCACGGCCGCCCGGCGAGCGCCGCCAGGTCGACTGGGCCCGCGCAAGCATTCCATTTATCCATGTCGATCGCGCGCTCGGCCTGCGCGGTCCACTGGTTCAGGTGCAGCCGCCGGAACGTGTTCTGGTACGCGAGCGATTCCCGGGCCTTCTTCGCCTGCTCCTCGAGGTATTCACGCTTCACGCTCGAGCCCAGCCCCGGGTTGGCCTTGGCCCACGTGGCCGGATCATCCCAGGGCTCCTCGATATCGGCGCCGTAGATCACCGGGAGAAAGGTCGCGTCGTCGAGGATGCCGTCGCGCACCTTCAGGGCGTAGTCGTGCACCTCCCAGCAGATCGAATGCCGGTCGTACCCGGCCGTCGTCAGGAAAATGAAGAGCGGCTGCCGCCGCGCGGCCGTCCCCGTCGTGAGCACGTCGTAGAGCTTGCGGTTCGGCTGCGTATGCAGCTCATCGAAGATGCACCCGTGGATGTTGAACCCGTGCTTGGTATCGGCCTCCGCCGAGAGGACCTTGTAGGAGGAGGCCATCGCGTGGTAGACGAGCGAGCGCTTGAAGGGCCTGAGTCGTTTCCGAAGCTCGGGGCTGCGCGCGCGCATCTGCTTGGCCACCGAGAAGACGATGTCGGCCTGGTCGGTGTCGGCCGCGACCGAGTAGACCTCGGCGCCTTCTTCGCCGTCGGCGGTCGTGAGATAGAGCGCCAGGCCGGCGCCCAAGGAACTCTTCCCGTTCTTCTTGGGGACCTCGATATAGGCCTGCCGATAGCGCCGCGTCCCATCCCCCTGCCGCTTCCAGCCGAAGAGCGGGCGGATGATATCCCGTTCCTCCCACGGATCGAGCACGAAGGGCTGCCCCGCCTTCTCGCCCTTGACATGGACCAGGAGTTCGCGAAAGAAATCGACGGCGCGCTGCGCGGCTTCGTCGTCATAGTAAAAGGCCCCGCCGGAGGAGGGGGTCGGCGCGGCCTGAGTTTCACTCACGGAAGAACCGTCCGGGCGCCTTGCCATCGGTCCCGGTGGGCTTGGCGGCCGGCGGCGCCGCCGGCTCGTCCACCTCGAGCCGCGCGCGCGACGAGGGCGTCAAGCCGAACTCGACCATGTACTGGCGCAGCAGGGTGGCCGTGTCCTTCACGACCTGGGCCTCGGGCTTCCGCTTGCCCGCCTTGTCCCTGAATCCCGTCCGAAGCGTGACGCGGGCCCGCCGCCACTGGGCGTAGAGATCGCAGTAAATCTCCACGGCCGCCAGGTCCACCGCCGTGAGCAGCCCGAGCCGATCGAGCTCGGGCACGACCCGCCGCCACTCCTCGCGGCCATAGCGATCCAGGAAGCGGCGCGGAGTGAGTGCAGACGTCTGCGCGGGCGTGGGCTTGGGCTCCCGCGCATTCAGGGCCCGCTTCCCGGGATTTCCCTCCAGGAGCTTCAACGCCGTCGGTTTCGGTTTTCGACCTCTCATCCCATTCTCCATAGCACATTCGGGCACCTGACCCGGCATACCAATCGCCTGCGTGTACGGCTGCGCCCCAGCTCCTTCACGGCGGCGGGCCGTAGAAGGACGGGATGTCCAGCTCGACGCCGAAGTATCCGCGGCTGCCGGACCCCCGGTCCCAGCCACCGATGATTCGCGCCGCGCAGGTCGTCCTCCGGCCAGCATGTCCGCCAGACGCGAGCCAGGATCGATAGAGCCGGGCGTTTGCTCGCGTGAGATAGCCGATACACTGGCCGGCGATCTCGATCCGGACCGCCATGGAGTCGGCCGGATTGTCGTCTTCGTGTATCAACACCGCGATTAC